TCCCACCGGCTCCATTATTCCTTTGCATTCTTTTGCATTCCTTGGTAAAACGTTGTTAAATCAACGTTTTTTATTTTTGTTTTTGGTATTCCTTGGTATTCTTTTGTAAAAAAGGGAGTCACAAAAGGAGTCACAAAAAGGAGGCGAACCTCCTTAAAAATCAATATAATTTGCAAAGCGTTCTCCGATGTCGTCCTTAGCTTGCTTGGTTATGTGGGTATAAACGTTCATGGTCGTTTTCAAATCAGAATGCCCTAGACGATGTTGGACTTGCTTCAAGGTCATACCAGCATCGAAACATAGACTGGCATGTGTATGTCTGAACCCGTGGATTTTAATCGGACGCAGGTCGCTACCCTCCACAATTTTAATAAGCCATTTTCTAGGCAAGGTGCTTGGAATTGGCTTTTTAAATTCATTTTCAAAGATATATTTTGTGTTTGGATTTTGCTTTTTCCATTTTTTCAAAATATTTTTTGTCTTTTTGTCTAGACTGATTAGTCGATTACTACTGACCGTTTTAGTGTTGCCTATCTCTTCGCCTGCGAAACCTCTCGTAATAGCCTTGTTTATGTCTAGAGTATTATCTGTCCAGTCATTCCATTCAAGGGCCAAAATCTCCCCTTTTCGTGCCCCTGTGAAGGCCAGAAGACGGAATAGAGTTATCTTTTCTAGATCCTTTGTTTTGGAGACAAGTTTCAAGAATTTTTGAAGTTCGTCTTTGTTGTAAAAGTCGCTTTTGCCATCTGATTTCTTTCTTGTTGAAGCAATCACGCTATCAACTGGATTCGTATCAATATATCCATGCCTAATTGCGTATTTAAAAACATTATTCATCAATCCTTTTAATTTACGACCATAGACTAATTTTCTAGACCATTCATTGGCTTGCTCTTGCATTTGAAGAGGAGTGATACTAGCTATTTTTCTATTGCCGAAAACTGGATAGATGTGATTCTTGAAATTTCTAGAAGTCTTGATATAGGTGCTGTCTTGTACGGTTTCAGAATAATCTTTGAGCCATTTTTTAGCAATCTCCTCAACCGTGATTTCTTTCCTGCTTTGCTCACCACTCTCAATATCGTCCTGCAGTTGAAGCAGTGCTGCTCTTGCTTTAGCTTTCGTGGCAAATCCACGGCGAGTAGCGTATTGACTATATCCGTTAATTTTCCCGATATAGGCACGGAACATGTAAGCCGTCTCTCCGTTTTTCTTTTTATAAGACCTAATTTCCATTGATTTTTACCTCATTTCTTGATAAAATGGGTATAAGAAAACGACCTTTTTAATGGTTGTTTCTTATAGACGATTTCTTCACACTCAAAGTTTGGCGATGGCGAGTGTGGGGATTTTTTTATTTAGCGATTTTCCAGATTGTCAAATCAAGATAATAAGACAATTCTTTTTTGCGTTCTATAATTTTTTCAGTATCTAAATCTACTGTTTTGTAAGGTCCGCCTCGACCAGTTAAGATAGCATCATATCTGTACTTTTTATTCTGGATCATAAAAGCGATTTTTCTTGCTATTTCAGCCGGTATATAACCAACAAATGTGTTATTGACTAAAACTTTTATTGCATTCTTATCATGCTTATTTAAAGGTTCTCTTTGAAGAATGACATCAACTGTTTTAAGTTTATTGTATTTGTAAACAGTTTTATAAGTTCTTAATATGTATGATTTTAAGTATTTATTATCTTTCCCAAAATAGTGTTCTCCACCACTTAAAAAATCAGCAACTTGGTAAGCTTCTTTTTTGTGATAATTGGTACCCATTAACAGAAAGCTGTCATGAAAAATGATAGTTTCTTTAAATTCAGTTTTTGTATCTAAATTGTCCTTTGTGGATGAGAAAATATTAGGGAATAATTTTGAAAGAATACCCATTATGTTACGCTCCTAATTTTTCTATAAATCTATAAAACTCTTCCTGAATCATATCTTCGCCCCAGGTTGTTGAGATTTTGTGTCTTTCTGCGAATTGGAGCCAGTTGAAGTCTGATACTTCATACTGCGTGAGTTCTTCAGAGATGAGATGTCGAATCATGAAGCGGTCTGCTTCGTTCTCATATTTGTATAGCATCCGTTTGTAATTGGCTGGGTCGTGGTTTATATGCCCCAATTCGTGCAGGATGACCTTTTCTCTCTCTTCTAGGGGTAAATCCCCATTGACGTAAATAATGCGCTCATCGGGGAAATAGAAGCCTTTTCGCTCCCACATGGTTTCTGGGAAGAGATAGAGTGTGACCTGGTATTCATCTAGTAGTTCATTTACTTTCAATATCCGATACCCCCAAAGAGAGTTTAATGATTTGAGCGATTTTATCTACATCGTCGTCTGATAATGGCTTGCCATCGAACAGGACAACACGTTCGCGAAGATTGGATAGGTCAACGATACGGCCATCTGCAGTGGTTACTGTTTCCTTTGCAATCGCAGGGTTGTCCGTACGTCCTAGAAGATAATCTGTGCTAACATTTAGGTAATCGGCAACTTTTTCTAACGGCTCAGAATTAGGTTTTGATTTTGCCCACTTTGAAATAGAGCCATTTGATAAATCAAGAGTTCGTTCAAGTTGTGCAACTGTCATAAAACGTTGTTTGACAAGCTCTTTTATTATCTCGTAAGTATTCATTTCTAATACCCTCCAGAAAAAATCTAAGAAAAATAGAAATATTTCTGTCTTTTCTATTGACAATAGAAATAGTTCTGTGTTATCATAGTATTGTACTTGGGAGGTACACAAAATAATAAATACTACAGACGCAGAAACAGATAAAATCTGTATTTGCTACTTTTCTTATACTCTTATAATAGAATAAGTTCTATTATTTGTCAAGAGTTATCAGAAATAAAACGTAGAAATATTTCTAAAAAAGGAGGAAAGCATGATTTACAACACTATCAAAGATGTTGCTGCAAATCAGGGGATATCAATCTATCGCATTGAAAAAGATCTGGAATTTCCAAATGGTTTGATTTCGAAATGGAACAAATCCACTCCATCAGCATCTAATCTTGCCAAGGTTGCTAAATATCTTGGCGTGACGACAGAGAAGCTACTTGGTGATGGTTAGAAAGGAGACGCTATGAACGAACTAGTATGGTTTTACTTTACTGTCATAATCAATCTTATCATTGGTTTTGCCACGTACTACGCTAGCAAAAGAGATAGAAAAAAGCGCATCGACGAGTATAAGAAAATACAAGATGATGAGCTTGAAAGAGTTAGAAAAAAATTTAATTTATGATTTTTTAGAAGTCTTTACTTAGAAAGGAGCAGAGATGGAAAAAATTATAGCTTACTCTGTCGAAGAGTTATACGAGAAGGTTGCGGAACAAGAAAAACGCATCTCAGAAATTGAAATGCGTTTAGGGATTAAACCTCAGGAAGAAACTTTAACATAAATTTAGATTTGAAAATCTGAATGATAATATCTACATAGTTTTTTAGTTGAGACAATGAAATACTGGTACTCTTGTTCCAATGAGTATAGCCGTTACCGACTGTTCGGATAAAATGAAGAGCACCTTTTAAGAGGTCATCATTTTTTACATACCTATCAATGGCATTGTTAAAAGTTAATTTTGGGTCAGATAAATATTCTTTTGTATCTAATTCAAAAGCCAAGGCGTAATCTTTTATTAAACATTCGATAGCAGAGCGGTAGCCTGTTCCTGCGATGTTTTCCAATCCCATTTTTTCAGCTTCAATCGCTTCACTGTAAAATTCTACAAATCTAGGAGCGTGGTCAATGAATAGACGATCGATATCGCTAACAATTTTATTGGGATAAACAAGAGCCATAGTTGTTTTATCATCTTGATTTAAATATTCTTGGCTTGTCATGTGGTATTTCTGACAAGCTGGACAACGATGGTTCAGAGTAAAAACATAACCTTCTTGGGTATCTAATCTCCCTACCTCTTTGGTGGTTGGATTGTTTCCGATTCCACACAAAGGGCAAGTTTGAGGAATTTCGATAGTTAAAAGTTTCCCAATTGTACTGAAATAATAGTCAACAGTAGATATTTCCATAAGATTTCTCCAATCGTTTTATTTACATTATACCAAATTTTGAAAGGAACATTATGAACGAAATTTTTAACTTTCACGGGCAGGAAGTCCGTACTTTGACAATTGACGACGAGCCTTGGTTTGTCGGGAAGGATGTAGCGGATATCTTAGGATATGCTAAACCACTGGACGCAATTTCTCGGCACGTTGATGAAGATGACTCCGTGAAATACGGACTCACCGACAATCTAGGACGAACACAAAATACCATTATCATCAACGAATCTGGTCTCTACTCTCTTATCTTATCCAGCAAGTTGCCTCAAGCTAAAGAGTTCAAGCGCTGGGTGACATCAGAGGTCTTGCCAGCTATTCGCAAGCAGGGCGGATTTATCCGTGAGGACTTGGACGAGGATGCCTTCATCGCTCTGTTTACTGGCCAGAAGAAATTGCGGGAGCAACAGGCGACCATGCTGGAAGATATCGACTATCTCAAGAGTGAGCAACCGATTCATCCCAGCTATGCTAAATCGCTACTGAAGAAGCGCAAGGCTCGGGTCGTGGCTTGCTTGGGTGGGATTGATAGTCCTGCTTATGCCGATAAGATTTTTGCTCAGTCGGTATTTAGACAAGCTGAGATAGATTTCAAGGATCATTTTAATATCAGTCGCTATGACCTGCTACCAAAGAAGCATGCGGATGCCGCTCTTGCTTACTGGATGACGTGGGAGCCAAGTACTAATACCAAGATGAAGATTATGGAACTGAACGCTTTTAGCCAAGCGTAAGAGGAAAGAAAATGAGACCAAGACGATATCCGTATAACAGGAAAGAGTCAATTTTACCAAAGGTAGAAGCCCAATCTTCAAAAGCTAGTGTGGCTCCAATGGATGTAAAAAGATTGACATCAGGCACAATTTCATATGAAAACTTTTTGAGAAGATTGAGTTGTAAGTAGAAAAAAAGCACCTGACGGAAATCAGGCGCACACTTAAATATTCAACATGATTATAACACGAAAGAGAGGAAATTGCCAATGGCTTTGGAATTGTTTGGAGAAGATTTCAAAAATGAACTGCTGGAAGAACTTGTCCAGTTGAATGTGAAAGCTATGGCTGAAGCAAAACTACGAGTATCAAGAGGTACGAACTGGGCTTCAATCAAAGATGTCCAAGAGAAAACAGGTTGGGGTCGTAAGAAAATTGAAGATTTCAGAGACGCAGGGAAATTCCGCTACCAGCAAAACGCTAAAGGCGGTAAATATTTATATGACATGAACGATGTACTTCGGTTTCAAAGTCAGTTAGCAAAATAAAGGAGATAGAAGAAATGTTTGAACCACCATTAATTAGCCAATTATTAGGAACTGGCACAGTGATTTTAGGATTTATTGGTGCTGGGATTTTAGCACGACAAATGGAATTGCACGAACTTGAAAAACAAAGAAAGTTGGAAGAACGTGATACGAAGATTATCCAAGCGCTTAACGAAGCCGTTGAAATTGGTCGTGAGATTGGGCGTGAAGAAATCCGCCGAAATATCTGTAGAGAGTTCAAGGGATTCACATATGACAACGAACCGCCTCAAGGTTTGCGTCCTGAGCCATTAGCTTTGCCAGAACCTAAAATGCACATCTTGAAGTGAGGAGGTCAGGAAATGGAAGAATTGATTGAATGGCTGGATAAGCTGACTATGATTGTTAAAGAACTGAAAGGAAGGAAATCAACTTCAAGACATTTTATTACGATATGGGAAAACGATTATAAAAATCTATTACTAGTCAAAGAATACCTAACAGACTATGAAAAACTAGCTAAGGACTATCGTGATGTGGAGCTTAAAAATAAGCTGCTAAAGCTTAAAAAACTAGAGTTAGAAGGCAGGTACATCTATGAAGATATGCGGATGAAGTACCGCGCTAATCGTAGGAAGTGGGGTGCTAGGTATGTCTGAAGAATTTAGAATACTCCCTCATGATCTAGTCGCAGAGCAGTCTGTTCTTGGAGCGGTATTTATCGCACCTGATACAATCATTTCGCTGGCAGATGAATTGGTTCCTGAGGATTTCTACAAGCCTGCCAACAAGATTGTATTTAAGACCATGTTGTCTCTCTTTAAAAAAGGCGAGCCAATCGATGCTACGACAATGGTTTCTGCTCTTACAAATCAGGGAGAGATCAAAGAAATTGGTGGTTTAAACTATGTTGTTGAACTAGTAAATTCAACTCCAACATCAAAGAATTTGGAGCATTATGCAAAGCTTGTTAAAGAAAAGGCGACACTAAGAAGAGTAATTGCTGATTTGTCGGACTCACTCTCTAGTGCCTATCAAGGTGATGTATCAATCAGTGATATTATCGCAAAGACCGAAAAGTCTATGCTTGACATCAGCAATCAGAATACAGGTACAGGATTTCGTAATGTGGCCGATATCCTTGATACTCATATGCAGATGGTGGAGACTCGCTCGCAGACAGATGGATTCGTGACTGGTCTGTCTACTGGCTTTGTCGGATTAGATAAGATAACAACAGGCCTTCACGAAGGAAATCTTATCATTCTTGCTGCTCGTCCTGCTATGGGTAAGACGGCGCTAGCTTTGAACATTGCAAAGCATGTGGCTGTACAGGAACATAAACCTGCTGTTATCTTTTCGCTCGAAATGGGAGCAGAAGAATTGATTGAGCGCATAGTGGCATCTGAGGGGATGGTTCCAGGTTATCATCTGAAGACTGGGAATCTTAGTACTGATGAGTGGAAAAGGTTTGTACAGGCGCAAAGCAATATCTATGATACGCCTATTTTTGTGGATGATACTGCTGGTATTCGGATTTCAGAGATACGGTCAAAGGCTCGAAAACTCGCCCAAGAAATGGGCGGTCTGGGTGTCATTATCATTGACTACTTGCAGTTGATAACTGGGGCAAAGGGCGAGAATCGTCAACAGATCGTTTCAGAAATTTCAAGGGAATTGAAGATATTTGCTAAAGATTTGAAAGTACCTGTCATTGCCTTATCGCAGTTGAGTCGGTCGGTTGAGCAGAGACAGGACAAGCGACCAATGCTATCAGATTTGCGAGAATCTGGTTCGATTGAGCAAGATGCAGATATTGTAGCTTTCTTGTATCGTGAGGCCTATTATCAAAAGGAACAAGCAGACAGTCAAGAAGCGAATAACGTGACCGAGCTGATCCTGGAAAAGAATCGGCACGGCAGTTTAGGGACGGTGAAGTTGTATTTTCACAAAGAATACACAAAATTTTCAAGTGTAGAGGAGGTATAACCATGATTAAAAAAAGTGAAGTCACTGGTTTCTTATCGTTTTTCAAATTTCCAAAGCCATTTATCTATGATGAGAAATATAAGACATTGAGCAATAACGCTAAAATGCTCTATATGCTTCTGTTTGATAGGTTAGAACTATCTTTAAAAAATGG